AGACGTGATGAAAAGTGGAAGCTGCAAACAATTGCAAACACTTCACAACTACAGTTTGACCAAGAATTTGGTAACACATTCTTTGGAACAGGCGACACACTAATCGGTGGTGAAGCTTTGATGAAATTGAAGATGGCCGAACCTATTAGAATACTAGAAGATAGAACTGTTAGAATCTACGAAGAAGTTAAAAAAGACCATGATTATGTTATGGCCGTTGACGTTGCTAAAGGAGTTGGTGGTGACTATTCTACGTTCAATATTATTGATATTACACAGAAACCTTTCAAGCAAGTTGCCACTTATCAAAACAATAAAGTATCGCCTATTCTATTTCCAGATTACATTCACAAATATGCTAAGGCATATAACAACGCTTGGGTTCTAATTGAGAACAATGACCAAGGTGGGGTTGTTTGTAATGGAATGTATTATGACTATGAGTATGAAAATCTTTATGTGCAGTCTGCGGTAAAGGCAACTGGTCTTGGTATTACAATGGACCGCAAAGTTAAAAGACTTGGCTGCTCAAACATAAAAGACTTAATCGAAGGTGGTAAACTTGAGATTGTTGATCGTAATACAATTCTTGAGATATCTACATTTGTAGCTAAAGGTCAATCGTATGAAGCCGCTGATGGAAATCACGATGACCTTATGATGAATTTAGTATTGTTTGGTTATTTTACTGGTCTATCAGCATTTGGTGATATGACTGATATTAATGTTAAGAAGTTCTTATTTGAACAACAAACTAGACACATTGAAGACGATGTTGTACCATTTGGGTTTATAGATGACGGATCTGATCCTGATCCTGAACCAATAGTAGATCCAAAGAGTGGTTGGTCGGTTGATAAGGATTGGCGCGCAGAACAATGGGACACATATGTCAATTATTGATTGTTATAAATAATGGTAATTGAATCTTCGTATTATGATCCTTATTATATAACTCAATAAAGGAAAAGAGACATGGCTATTTTTACTCCTTCTGAGTCTCCTGCAGTAATTGTAAAAGAGATTGATCTCACGGGCGGTGTTCCAAACGTACAATCAACCACTGGTGCATTTGTAGGAAACTTCCGCTGGGGCCCAGTGCGTAAGGCAACTCTCATCGACACAGAAGCGAGTCTTGCTGCTACGTTTACTACCCCAAATACAACCAATGCCGTTGACTTTTTGTCGGCCGCATACTTCCTAAGATATACAAATTCATTATATGTTGTGCGCGAAATAACTGGCGTAGCATATAACGCGGTTACAAAAAGTGCATCCCCACCCGCAGTTCTAATTCGTAACGATGAGCATTTTACCGAACTTTCCGATACATTTAGTTCTGCTGGAACAAACGTTGGGGCCTTTATCGCTCGATATCCAGGCGTGCTTGGAAACTCTCTGAAGGTTTCTGTTTGCCCCGCAGTAGCTGGTGATGCATATTTTTCTGGATGGACCTACGCAAGTTCATTTGATGGTGCGCCAGGCACGTCCGCATACGCGTCTGCGCGTAATGGTGTACGTGACGAAGTCCACGTTGTCGTTGTTGACGAAGATGGTTTATTCACTGGTGTTCCAGGTCAGGTGCTTGAGCGTTTTGCTTACGTGTCACTTGGATCTGATGCAAAGACACCTGATGGATCTTCAAACTATGCAAAAGATGTGATTAATAGCCTTTCAGAATACGTTTGGTTAGCACATTTTGACTTTGATTTACAAACTCTAACAAATGCTGGTACAACCGTTGTTAGCACCACATTCTCAGCATCGGCAACTACTGTTATCGATTTAAGTTTTACTGCTGGTGTAGACTCTGCAGCACTTGGTACTGCACAGTACGCAACTGGTTTTGACCTATTTGAAGATGTTGATACAATCACAGTTGACTTCTTAATTGCGCCTAGCATGTCTGTTCAAGGCGACCAAACAACTGTTGTTAACGATCTAATTACAATTGCTGCTTCAACTCGTAAAGATTGTGTTGTAGTAGCTTCACCTAATCGTGCAGCTGTTGTGAACAACGCTACGCCAGTTACAGCATCTGTAACAACTGCTAACACATTCACTTTCTCATCATACCTTGTATTAGATAACAACTTCCTCAAGGTATATGACAAGTACAACGATCAATACATCTTTATTCCAGCAGCATCTTCAACCGCTGGTATTATGGCTGCTACTGACTTTAACAATGCTCCATGGTATTCGCCAGCAGGTCAACGCCGAGGTGCTTACTTAGGTATCACTGCACTATCATATTCACCAACTAAAGCGCAGCGTGATACACTATATAAAGCGGGTATTAATCCAATTGCCAACATTCCAGGATCTGGTGTTCTTCTATTTGGTGATAAGACCCACATGAGCAGACCATCAGCATTCGACCGTATTAACGTGCGCCGTTTGTTCTTGGTTCTTGAAAGAGCAATCGCAATTGCTGCTAGAAATGTTATGTTTGAATTCAACGATGAGTTCACACGTGCAGAGTTTGTAAACATTGTCGAACCTTTCCTTCGTGAAGTGCAGGGTCGCCGTGGTATTACCGACTTCCGTGTTGTCTGCGATGAAACAAACAACCTACCAGCTGTAATTGACCGTAATGAATTTATTGCCAGCATCTTCATCAAGCCTGCCCGTTCTATTAACTACATCACATTGAACTTTGTGGCTGTAAGAACTGGTGTAGACTTCGAAGAAGTTGTTGGAACAGTATAACCCGCGCTAGTAAGGAGATAACACAATGGTTCTAGGCGTAGATGACTTCAAGTCAAAGCTCAGAGGTGGTGGTGCTCGCGCGAACTTGTTTCAAGCGACAATCAACTTCCCTGCGTATGCTGGCGGTGATGTAGAGCTTACTTCGTTTCTTTGCGAAGCGGCTGCACTACCAGCTTCAACGATCACACCAATCGTGATCCCATTCCGTGGCCGCCAGTTAAAGATCGCTGGCGACCGCACATTTGATAACTGGACTGTAACCATTATCAACGATACCGACTTCACCATCCGAAATGCTATGGAAAGATGGATGAACGGAATCAATGGTCACGCTTCTAATACTGGATTTGTTAATCCAGTTGACTATCAAGCAGATTTAATTGTTGATCAACTTGATAAAGATGGCAAATCTGTTAAGAGATATAATTTTCGTGGTTGCTTCCCAACTGCATTATCACAAATTGATCTTACATATGCTACCGAAAGTGAAATTGAACGATTTACAGTAGAATTCCAAGTACAATACTGGGAATCAAACACTACTTCTTAATCGTCTAAATAATTGGAAGGGGCAAACAGCCCCTTCCATTAATACTAGGAATTAATATGGCTGATGACGGTTTAAAGATTTTTGGATTTGAAATTCGTAGGGCAAAAACCACTGCGAATAATAAATTATTGACATCTATCGTACCCCCTACAGATGACGATGGTGCTGGATATGTTACTGCCGCTGGTGGATACTATGGCACATATGTCGATATCAATGGTGACACTACAGTAAAAGACGATGCTGTCCTAATTAGACAATATCGTGGTGTTGCAACGCATCCTGAAGTTGATGCTGCAATCGAAGATATTACAAACGAAGCAATCGTAACAAGTTCAAATGAACAATCTGTTGCTTTGATTCTTGATAAAGTTGATGTTCCAGATAATATCAAAAAATCTATTGTAGAAGAATTTGATAATATTATTTCAATGCTTAACTTTGGTGAATTAGGCCACGATATGTTTAAACGTTGGTATATTGATGGTAGAATGTATCACCATCTTGTTATTGACGAAAAAAATATAAAAGCTGGTATTCAAGAGATCCGCCCAATTGATGGTGCGAAGATTCGCAAAGTAAAGCATGTTAAAAAGAAAAAAGATCCGATAACTGGTGCTGATATTATTGAGAATATAAATGAATTCTACATTTATCAAGACAAACCCGGTGAACAGAATAGCGGAATTAAACTAAGCAACGATTCTGTAAGTTATGTTACATCTGGTCTACTTGATGAGAATAGACGTAGAGTTGTTTCGTATCTACACAAGGCTATGAAGCCAATCAACCAGCTTCGTATGATGGAAGACTCGTTGGTGATCTATCGCCTTGCCAGAGCTCCAGAACGCCGCATCTTCTATATTGATGTTGGAAACATGCCTAAAGGTAAGGCAGAAGAGTACATGAAAGGTATCATGGCTCGTTATCGTAACAAGTTAGTTTACGATGCTACCACTGGTCAGATCCGTGATGATCGTAAGCATATGTCAATGCTTGAGGACTTTTGGTTACCTCGTCGTGAAGGTGGTCGCGGAACCGAAATCACAACTCTTCCTGGGGGTGATAACCTAGGTCAGATTGAAGACATTCTGTATTTCCAAAAGAAGTTGTATAGATCACTTAATGTTCCTATCAGCAGAATTGAATCTGAATCTAATTTCTCACTTGGTCGCTCATCAGAGATCTCAAGAGATGAATTAAAATTCCAAAAATTTATTGATAGACTTCGCACACGCTTCAACACTCTGTTCTATAACATTCTCAACAAGCAACTAATCTTAAAGGGTATCATTACTCAAGAAGATTGGGACAGCTGGAAGAATGACATCATTGTCGACTATACCAGAGACAATCATTTTACTGAATTAAAGAACAATGAATTGCTTATGGGTCGTTTACAACTAATGGATGAGATTTCTCAATACATTGGTCAATATTTCTCACGCGAGTGGGTAATGAAAAATGTGTTGCAGTTGGATGATGATGATATTAAAGACATGAAAGACCAAATGAATACCGAAGGTAAACAAGGTGAATATGATGACACCACGCAAACTGATGCGACTGCATCAGGTGGTGGACCAGCAAAAATTCCACAAAAACCTCAGCCGCCAGTTGCAGCTGGTAAACCCCCCAAATAATTTAATTACATAAATATATGTTATGATAAGGAGAACACTATGAGTATTGAAAATTTTATTGATAAAATACAAACGCAGGACTTTACAAATGCTTCACCAATCTTTGGTGAACTAATGTCTAGCAAACTTGCTGATGCTTTAGATCAAGCTAAGATAAAAATTGCAAATGAAGTTTTTAACGCTGGCGATGATGATGACGAAGATGAGGATTTGGAAGAACTTTCTGATGAAGAAATTGACGAAATCCTAGATGATGAGGACGATGAGGAATAATATTTCTCAAAGTTAAAACTTTTATAAATAACCTTAATAGGTTGATTAATAGGTATAAAATGAAACTGATTGCAGAATTTACAGATCACAAGCTCGAGGTTTTAACCGAGCGTACCGAGAAGGGGACTAAGAACCACTTCATCGAAGGTGTCTTTATGCAATCAGAAACAAAGAATCGTAACGGTCGTGTCTATCCAAAGTCAGTTATGGAAAAAGCGGTAGATCTATACGTTACGGAAAAAGTTAACACTGGGCGTGCTGTTGGTGAGTTAAATCACCCAGAAGGTCCAACAATTAACTTAGATAAAGTTTCCCACATCATCGAAAAACTGGACTGGTCTGGTAATGATGTTGTGGGTAAAGCACGTATTCTAGAGACTCCAATGGGTAATATCGTAAAAGGTTTACTTGATGGCGGTGTTCGTCTAGGCGTGTCAACTCGTGGTATGGGTAGCCTTGAGGAGAGAAATGGCGTTTCGTTCGTAAAGGACGATTTTATTC